AATTATACATTGAATATATCAAAAATATTTCGTAAGATCAACCTTTTAACCAACTTTCTGGTATACTTTTTTCCGCCCATGGGATTCCATGTTTATCACAAAAATCTCCATATGTTGTTTTTGAACCTTTACGTATTTTTGTACGAGCTGATTGAAATACTATTCGTATGTCTAATTCTGGATGTTGTTTTTTAATTAACAAATGTTTTTTGCGATCTTCTAAAACCCAACGACCTTTTGTTTCAACTAAAATTCCATTCGGTAATGTGAAATCAATTGTATACGTATGTTTTGTTTCTGGTTTGATATACTTTATAACTGTATCTTCATACCCAAATTTAATTTCCGCTTCATTTAATTGAGCCGATACTCGATGTTCAAAACCACTTCGATAACCATGTTTAATTGCGTTTGCACGTATCTTAGATTTACGTTTCCATGTCATAACTTGTTCCTATTTAATATAAATATACTAGTAATCCCAACGAATGATAAAATTCATATCGATATCATCACGTTTTTGTATTGGTTGAGCTAACTTAGAAATTGCTACTAATTGACCTAGGTCGTTGTATAACCCAATTGTAGTAATATAAGGATAAACTAATCCTGATGTAAACATTGTTTTGCGATGACTGCCTGGTAATACATTTGATTGTTCTTCGATAGATAATAATTTATCAGTTGCTGGTGTATATGTAGCAGTTGGATTCATCGATACATTAAATTGATCTTTTGGTATCTGTACTAAAACTTCGTTTTCATATATTGTATGAGTACCTTTATATGATACATCAAAAACATTACCAAATGCACCAGAACCAGTATTATATTTAGGCATAGGAGATGATATAACTAATTCTCCATTACGATAAAAAACATTACCTGCAACATTTGTTTGATATAACTGACCGGTTAAATAATTTCGATTAGCTAATGAAGTTAATCCTACAGAATTAACAGCATAATCATACATACGTATTTCTGATATATCAAAATTAGGTGATACCATACTACCAGATAAAAAAGATCCTATAATTAAATCTGATCGATTTGATGTAATACCAGCTGGTAACGATCCAGTTGCATTTGTACCTACACCGTCTACAAATATTTGACAAAATGATGCAGAATTACGTATAGCAATATGTTTCCAATCACTATCTGATGCTTTATAATCTTTTAGTAATGTTTGTATATGTAATGATTCTCCACCATTACTAGATTGGAAATGCCATGAACCAGAACTTTCATTTGATTCAAATCCAATTACAAATGGAGTTCGTAAATTATCATATGATCCAGTAATTCCAATCATTGACGATACTTTACGAATTGGACTAAAAACACCAGTTGTTTTATTTAGTATTGTAGTTTGTTGTACACCACCTTTTGATATTAACGGAAAATGAGTTGATTCTGCAGCCGGGGTTATCTTATTCCAAAATGAAATAGTCCAGTCGTCATATTGATTAAATTTATTAAATTTATTATCATGATTAACACGTATATGAGAATTTATCGAATTAAATCTAGCAGATAGTCCTGATGTTAATGACATACCACTAGTGGTAATACCATCGGTAATTGTAATATCTGACATATTAGGTATATTTAAATCAAATTCTTTATTAAAAGACATATGAAATATATTTCGACTTGAAGACGCAAAACTACTAGAGTCAATTGATGTATCAAGTAAATTACCATTACCATCATCGATTAATGTATATGTATGACCGTTAGTAAATGTTCCGTTAACTGACCCAGGTTTTATTCGTTCTCCTACTTCAAAATATGGAGCTATTAAACATGACGCAGATTTGTATAAATTTTTTGACGTTTTAGATGCATTTGTTAATTCTGCAGATCGAACTGGATTATATGGATGTTTATAATAACGATGATTTAAACTATGCCATACTACATGTTGATTAGTATTATCTAATGAATTGGTAGGAAATGAGTCAGCGGTATGGCCAATATTAATTGGTAATGATCGATGCAATGCATTATGATAAACATATCCAGATGATGTTGTAAATCCAGTACTAGTTATTTGATAATTTTTATACGCTTTAAAATTGCGTCGTTGAAAATCGTTTGAACGTATTGGTCTAAAAACTGTTGGCGTAATTGGCATATCATGTTATCTTAAAAATCTAGTTTAACTTTTATTAATGCTTCGCGGGTATAATTTTTTAGTAAAGGTTGACTTAATTTAGCAACTGCCAATAATTCACGTCTTTCATTATACAAGCCAACTGATGTTATATATGTTTGAGGATCATTTTTAAATGAGTTAAATGATAACTGCCCAAGTGATCCGGTAACAAAAGTTGGATTATTCGAATAATTAAATTCTGCATTTTTTGCTCTTACAAAATAATATGTAGATTTAACATTTTCTGCGGACCGAGCTTGTATACCACCAGTTTTATTTTCAGGTACAGCTCCGGCAGATGATGAAATTGCTGTATATAATTTTCTAATATTATATCGTTCAGCGTCATCAGTACTAGTCTGTAAATCAATACCTCCATCCGATGTTAATTTATCTAATTGAGTAGCATTTAAAATTGCTACTCCATGTTGAGGATATAATAATCCAAAATGTACTGGATTTGATGCATTATATATACCTCCGGAATCTAATGATCCTGATACTAAATTATAAACCTGTCCGCCTTCACCTAATGTTGCAGATGTTAATGACGAATCATCCATAATTTGTACATGCACACTACTTGAAATTTCTGCTCCATCAACTCCATCTGCAGATGCAGATATATGACGTAATGTAATTTCAAAATTTCCTGGATCTAATTTTTCACGTATTCTTGCACGATTAAAATTTAATATATAAATTGAATTGGAATCAGTACCATCAAATGTAAACTTTCTATCAGCAGGATCTAATAACGTTTGCGCATATTGTCTATAAATTGCTCTAGAAGGAGTATCATTATTTAAATTACCGGTAGTATCTGCAGAACCAGATCCATTATAATTTCCGTATGCAATTGATAATTGAGAAATTCCATTCGAATCATTTATTTGATAATAATATGAATCTTGAGCAGCAGTAGTAGTCGAATCTTTAACCATATTAGTTAAGCTAGCTACATCACCTGAAAATAATCCTCGCGTTACAGTTTCAACATTATTCGCTAATACATCATCTACCTCATCAAACCGAGTATAAACTTTTCCTAATCGAGAAATTCGTCGTTCGCGATCACGTTCAGCAATAATTGAGTCAGCTAATTGGCGAGCTTGTTCTTCTAATGATATACGTGAACGAGCGGCAGCTGCGAATGCATCTCTATTCATTCTACCGGTAGGTCGTCGCTCTTCTCTTTCTACACTTCTTTCTGGAATCGCTCGACCTCTATTTCTATAGCTGAAATTTCTATTACGTGTTGCCATTTTTATTTATCCTTTATAATGCACTTTCTATATTACCCTGATTAGATACAGTTGCCACATCTAATTTTTTAACAGTTAAATCAATTACAGCACGACCACCAGTCTCATTTCCAATAACTATTATAGTTGCTGTTGCATCTGTATCATATTGTTCTTTTGCAATAATTTCAAATTCTGTACCAGTAAGTGTAATACTTTGAGCTGCTTCATTATCTCCAATAAATTGAGGTGCAGTAGCACGTGATCCTGCTCTTCCTAATCCTTGAGTTACACGTATACTAGCTACATCAGAATCTGATAAAATAATAGTATAACCAAATTGACGATTCCCTCCGGAGAAGTTTACAGTATCTGGACGTATTATAGTTGTTTGATTTGCTTGTAATGATATCGCATTTTGAGCAACTGATACAACCGGTATCCGGGCAATACCTTTTGGTAATGTTACTAATTTATATTTCATCATCTGAGTTTCATCTGGCAATGCTTCTAATATAGGCATATTTTCAATTGCTGCTCCATAAAATGCAGAACCATTTGGATGTTCTGGATTATATAAATCATAATCGATTTCATCGTCTGCTAATGCAAATTGCGTAATTTTAAATTCATCACGCCCACGCGCTAATAATTCTCGACCTTTTTTGGTAAGAATTGCATCAATTGTTATTGAACTATTATTTAAATATCCCATATCTTATCCTACTTTTTAATAAATATGCTTACACGTAAATTTACTGTACACGTAATGTCCCTTGTTGATTTTCTCCAGCTTTATCATTATAAATTAATTGGTTTGGATTAACTGAAAATACTTCTATAATTGGATCGTAATTTAATTGTGGATATGATGAAGCCATATTAATACCAGGAGCAGATATACGACTTCCAGCATATCTTTGATTTTCTATATTTGTAAATGTATCATCGCGGTATGTAGCAGGTGATAATGATCGGCTATAATACTGTCCTAATGATTTACTTACATATGAACTATAAAAAAATGTATCCGCAGAAAATATATCACTCAATCTAGAATTCATAACAAATCCTTCATTTACAGATCCACTTGCTGCACTACCGGTGTTTGTAAGCCATATATTAAATAAATAATTGTTATCAATATAACCATTTGATCCGGATATATCATGATAAATTGATTCACCGGTGATTATATTTTCATTAAATGATATCGAAGCTTCATAATTTATATACTCTGCACTCGCAGTAGGATTTGAATCTGATAATAACATATCATATTGTGGATTCGTAAATGACGGTTGTTTTGTTATTTGTGCTTTAGCTCTTTCTAACGCATTAGGTTCAACTAATAATCCAGCAGCTTTATCAACACGTTCTGGCAATAATTGATTTATTTGATTAAATAATGCAAAATCGAATTGACTAAATATACGTATATAAGCATTTATATCATTACGGTCAGAATATTTTTTCCAATATTCATTTGCTACTGTATTTAAATTTGTATAATTTGTTTTAAATTCATCATTTGGATCGCCCATATAATCATCTAATTCAATATCGCCAATATGATTAAATATTTCTTTATTTATTTGATCAGCCATTGAATAAAATAATCCTAACCGATTCGTATCAATCGGTGCTCGATCAAATCTAGATTGTTCAGCAGATGAATCAGGTGATAATCGACCAATTAATTTATTAGATTCTAATCTTATTTTTTGTGAATATGGTAAATTACCTCCTAATGAAACTCCTTGAATATAATATGTTTCATTTACTGGTATAAAATTACCGCGCGCCTCATTTACAGGTGTTGCGAATCCAGATGCCGATGCGTAAGAATTATTATGATCAGTAAATGGAGGTGAAAAATCTTTAATTAATTGATTTGGATGACTTGATGTAAAATTAAATTCTCCAGTTCCAGAACAATCAACAGTATTTAAATCAGTACCAAATGGATAATGCCGTATTAACGTA